TTAGTAGAAAATGGAATTCAATGATGTCGGGCATAAAACTAAAAGGTAAAAACGGTTTATATACACCGGCATCTTTTAGCCACATTTACAAACTAAAGACTACCCAAATGTCTAATGATAAAGGCACGTGGTTTGGTTGGGAAGTAAGTAAAGTTGGTCCTATTACTGACGCAAGTATCTATCAACAAGCTAAATCGTTTTCTGAAAGTATCTCTAAAGGTGCAGTGAAAGCGAAGCATGGTGAAGAGAAACCAGCAGAAAGTAAAAGCATTATATAATCCCTTCGGGGTATGTGCACAGCGTGGGCCATGAGGGAGACTAAGTGGCCCATGTAGACAGGATAATTATGCAAGAATATATAAAAATATTTAATGGCTATAGACATGCGTATGGAATCGCAGATTGGACCAACGCAATTGTCGACCCAGAAAGCGGAAAGCAAAAACCTAATTACAGATGGACCTACGAAGAATTTACAGACACAATTTATCAAGAACATTTAGAAGGTAAAGTATCTGTTGGTATACAACCAACTAATGAAAGTGGTGATGCTAGGTTTGGAGTAATAGATATAGATCCTAAAAAATATGAAAACTTTGACAAAAAATTTTATTTAGAAACAATTCAACAATACAAACTACCACTTATACCTATCGAATCTAAAAGCGGTGGACTACATTTATATTTATTTATGAATGAGTTTGTACAATCAACAATTATTGTATCATTCTTAAGCAATCTACTACCTTTGTTTAATCTTAAACCAGATACAGAAATATTTCCAAAGCAAACACAACTAACTAAGGATCCGGAAACAGGGATCATAAAACCAGGACAGTTTATAAACCTGCCATACTATGGCGGACAGCGTAGAGCTATTAACATTGATGGTACATTTTTTACATTAGAACAATTTATAAAAGTTGTAGATGCAAATATAACGACAACAGACGATTTAAAATCTTTGACAGAAGAAATGGAAAAACAATCTATGGAAGGTGTAGATGAAGATTTTTTAGAAGGACCCCCTTGTCTTGCTTTAATATCTAAAGTATCTAATCAATCAAGTTTTGATGGCAAGGATAGATTTATGTACAACTATCATGTGTTTGTTAAGATGAAATATCCAGATACATGGGAACAAAAAGTAAAGAATGCCCCTGTAAAATATTTTGCAAGAGAGCATGCAAATGCATGGGACGACAATAAATTAAAACAAAAAACAAGATCATGGAATAGATCAGAAAAAGGTTACACTTGTAATCAGAGTCCGCTTAGTGATTTTTGTAAAAAAGGTATTTGTGTAAAAAAAAAATTTGGAATACTAGCAGGATCTAAAGGACAGTACCCTGTGTTAACAAACCTAAGAAAGATAGATATAGAACCAGACCCAGAATATGAATTTGATGTAACTAAACCAGATGGTATTGGTAAAGCAACAGTACACTGTAAAACAATTGAACACGTAACAGACCAACGTAAACGTAGAAACTCAATAGCAAAGGCTGCAGGATTTCCACCACCAATTATAAAAGCACCAGAGGATCAAACAGTATTGGAAGCATTATTTCAAACACAAAAAGTAATTAATCCTCCTGTAGGCACATCACCAAAAGAAAAACTACATGATGTGTTACACGCAAAAATAAATGGACCTAAAGCTATGAACGATGCAGCATTTAAATCTGGAACTGTGTTGATAGAAGATGGCTATGCATACTTTAAATTTGACAAATTTTACGACAAACTAAGATCTAAAAACTGGAAACATGGAGAAGATAAGACAGGTGTAATGATGAAAACTAATTACAAAAAATGTGACATACAATTTCTAGAACAGAAAAGATATCCTACAAAAGAAAAAGGTAAATACAATACACCAACAAAAAATATTGTAATGATAAGTATAGAAGAGTTTGAAGACATAGAAATAAACCATACAAAAATAAAACACAACACGGAGATAATGTGATTAGAAAAATATTGGGTCCTCCTGGTACAGGTAAAACAACTAAACTTATTAAGTATGTAAAAACATTTGTTAAACTAGGTACACCTATTGATAAGATAGGATACTTTGCATTTACAACTAAAGCAGCAAACGAAGCTATTGATAGAATGTTAGGTGCATACCCAAGGCTGCAAAGAAAAGATTTAAAATATTTTAGAACATTACACTCACTAGCATTTACACAATTGGGTATGAAAAAAGCTCAAGTAATGCAAGACGAACACTACGAAGACATAGGTAGAAAACTAGGTATAGAGGTTACAGTTTATTCTAATGGAGAAGAGAAGACAGGGTTTGTAGATTCTAATAGTGAATATTTTAACATTATTAATGCAGCAAGGATTAAGAACGTATCGATTGAAGAAGAATATAATACAGACATGTATTCAGAGGACATAGACAAGCATCAGCTACAAATTTTAAAAGATGAAGTAGACAATTATAAGGCAGCATATGGACTGGTAGATTTTACAGATATGATTGAAAGATTTAATGTGGCAGAATTGTGTCCGAAATATGACGTAATATTCGTTGATGAAGCACAAGATTTATCGCCTATACAGTGGAAAATGTACGATATACTTAAGAAAAACTCTAAGTATGTTATACTAGCTGGCGATGATGATCAAGCTATTTATGGCTGGGCTGGTGCAGATGTTAAACGATTTCAAGACGAAGAAGCTAAAGACATAATCTTGCCACAATCTTACAGGGTACCGATGCGAGTACAACACATAGCTCATCAGATATTAGACAGGATACCAGACGATCGTAAAATTAGAAAACTATGGGCACCGCGTCCGGAACCAGGGACCGCGAATCATATAACTTCAATTGAAGATGCACCATTGCATGATGGTGATTGGCTAGTACTTGCAAGAACAAATGACAAATTAACTAAATTAAAACCTATATTAAAAGATATGGCTATTTACTTTGAAATAAAAGGTAGAAAGAGTTATAAGACAAGATTGTATAAATCGATACAGGATTACACACGTTGGACCAATGGAGACAAACTATCTTTGTCTGAGATAAAAGATCTATTTGAATTTTTAGAAGAAGAAGCACCAAAAGAAGAAAGAATGTATGATTTATTTGAATGGGGTTATTCAAAAACACAACGTTGGTTTGATGTTTTTAAAACAGATCCAGAAGAAAGTTTATACATCAGAGAAATGTTAAGACTTAATGAAGAATTATCTAAACCAGCAAGAGTAAAATTATCTACAATACACGCAGCAAAAGGTGGTGAAGCTACAAACGTTTTGTTAATTTTAGATAACACAAAAAAAATAAGAGAAGCAATAGAAAGAAGTGAAGACAAGTACGACGAAGAACAAAGAGTTTGGTACGTAGGTGTAACACGTACAAAACAAAACCTATATATACTAACAGCTAAATATGAGGACAAAGGTTATGACATCGAAAGTTTGGGATAAGCAGCACGGCGGGAATCACTATCAAAAATACAAAATTCAGCCAAGCAAATTTGTAGTTGAGAATGAGTTGTTATATCCTGAAGGTTGTGCTATAAAATACATAATAAGACATCGTGATAAAGGAAAAAAACAAGACTTGGAAAAAGCAATACATTTTATAGAAATGATAATTGAAAGGGACTATGGAACCAAATAATCATATACCGGCCTACATGGGTTTGTTTACTTGTTTATTAATTCTTTGTTATTTAATCTTATGAAAATACCTACATTTAATGCACAGACAGAATGGGTAATACCCACAGAATTTCCAGACCTTAGACAGGTTGACGAAATTGCAATTGACTTAGAAACAAAAGACCCAGACCTAATTAAAAAAGGATCAGGATCTATTATTGGTAATGGTGAAGTTATAGGAATAGCTGTAGCAACAACACATTACAAAGGATACTTTCCTATTGCACACGAAGGTGGTGGCAACATGGATCGTAAAAAAGTTTTAGAATGGTTTCAAGATATTCTTAAAACAGAATCAACTAAAATATTTCACAATGCAATGTACGATGTATGTTGGATCAAAGCTATGGGCTTAACCATAAATGGTATGATTGTTGACACAATGATAGCTGCAGCTGTGACTGATGAGAATAGATTTAGATATGATCTCAATAGTTTATCGTGGAAGTATTTAGGTTTTGGTAAGAACGAAGCTGCACTTGCAGAAGCAGCAGCTGAATGGGGCATAGATCCTAAATCAGAAATGTACAAATTACCATCATTAAATGTTGGTAGTTATGCTGAACGTGATGCAGAAGCTACGTTTGGTTTATGGCAAGAGATGAAGAAAGAAATTATATCGCAAGACTTAGAATCTGTTTTTAATTTAGAAACAGATTTATTTCCTTGTCTTGTTGACATGAGATTTAAGGGTGTAAGAGTAGATGTAGAAGCAGCACACACATTAAAGAAAAATTTAATTAATGAAGAGAATGAATTACTAAATGCAATAGAAAAAGAAACTAATGTAAGACCACAGATTTGGGCCGCAAGTAGTATAGCACAAGTGTTTGAAAATTTAAAAATAGAGTTTGATAGAACAGAAAAAACACAAGCACCAAGTTTTACAAAAAACTTTTTACAGGAACACAAACATCCTGTTGTTAATATGATTGCAAAAGCAAGAGAAGTTAACAAAGCTCATACAACTTTTATAGATTCTATTTTACGATATGAACACAAGGGTAGAATCCATGCAGAGATAAACCAATTAAGAAATGCAGGTGGTGGCACAGTAACAGGTAGGTTCTCTTACCAGAATCCAAACCTACAACAAATTCCAGCACGTAACAAAGACTTAGGACCTAAGATAAGGTCGTTATTTATACCCGAGGAGGGCCATAGATGGGGTTGTTTTGACTATTCTCAGCAAGAACCTAGGCTGGTAGTGCATTATGCTGCTTTATACAAATTACCATCTGTTTATGATGTGGTGGACGCTTACAATAATGATGCTAACTCAGACTTTCACCAGACTGTAGCAGACATGGCAGAGATACCAAGATCACAAGCTAAGACAATTAACTTAGGATTGTTTTATGGTATGGGTAAAGCAAAATTACAAGCAGAATTAGGGGTAAGTAAGGACAAAGCTGCTGACCTATTTAATACATACCATGGTAAAGTACCTTTTGTTAAACAGCTTATGGAAAAAGCATCTAACAGAGCACAGGACCGTGGACAGATCCGTACATTGCTGGGACGACTATGCAGGTTTCATCTATGGGAACCTAATAGTTTTGGTATGCACAAAGCCATGTCACACGAAGATGCATTGGCGGAACATGGACCAGGGATTAAACGTGCATACACATACAAAGCATTAAATAAATTAATACAAGGTAGCGCAGCTGACATGACAAAAAAATCTATGTTAGAATTATACAAAGAAGGAATTGTAGCACACATACAAATACATGATGAGTTGTGTCTATCAATAGAAAATGACGCACAGGCAAAAAAGATTGTTGAGATTATGGAGCAAGCTGTTACTCTAG